TTATTCATCACATGCCTCAGACGCTCGTCTGCAACGCCAAAGATTGACCCGAGCAACGGCTTAACACCGTATGTATACTCGAGCCAAGCATTGGAAGCTGCCTTCAGAGTGCCAAAGCGACGCGTGAAGGTACGCGTGTAGTCCTCAACCTTACGGGTGAGGTCTGCCATGCGTAGAACTTGATGAGACTCGGCGAGGTCAACAGAAAGGTCAAGAGACCCTCTTGTTTTCTCGTTCAAGTCCTCAAGAGCTCGATTGCGGAGATAATCCCAATCGACATCCGGAGTATAATTAATACCACCGGCAGCGCGTGATCAATACCCACCTTGAGCCTTCAGACTCCGGCCGTCGTAGTACTTGTAAGTTGCATTTTGGTTTACAAAGTATTCCTGATACACAAACGAGTACTCGTGGGCCGGCAGAGGACGACTCTTGGGGAACGGCTTGCCAGAACTAGACTGGGTACGGGCAATAACTCGCGTGGCGCAGTTTCGGTAGGTGTTTTCGACGAACCCGCTAGGGTACGTCCACCATAACCGGTTAACGTCGGGCACGCGATAAGTGATATTGTCCATTCCTGGTCTCCTGAAAGTTCCGGACGAGAAGAGCGGTTTGTACCCGCCCCGCTAGGGGGGCAATAAACACAGTGACATACACCGGTGACCCGAAAGGTCAGAGGTGCACGACCATATGCTCATTGCCTGTTTCCCACTCGCCTTAAGCTTGTGGGCCTAGCAGACGGATCTTCCCCGATTAACCAACAAAGTGCACCCATGTGACTGCTTTGCCGGTGTTCAAGTTGCTGTAATGGAATACCCGAGTCGTAGTGTCCCATCCATTGTTTCCAATGGACTTAGACACGAAAGCCGAGAATCCAAGCAGCTCTACGAGCACCTCGAACTCCTGAGGGCTCAGGATAGCCGAATGGAGGATGCCCTTACAGGCTTCATCCAACCAGGCTCTCCGAACCAGAGAGATCGAAGTGTCAAAGGCGATCGCCAAAGCTCCAACCACCTTGCCGAGGTCTACGTCTGTAGAGACATACTCCCCGCCATTGATGGTGTAGGTTTGGAACTGAGCGCCATTGACAGTAACAAAGTTTCGCATGATTGTCC